CATCACCATTGATATATAAATCCTCAAGGTCGATACCTAATTGAGTAGTCATAAGATTTGTGACAATATCCTCAAAGCTTTGACCCTCGATGTTTTCACGTAAAGATTCCTCTGTGATTTCCCAAGGCAAACGAACAGCAGTAGTTGCATATTCTACCTTGTCGAATTTAGGCTTAGCACGGTAACCATCATCCGTGTTTTCTGTTTTCTTACGAAGAATACGAGAATCAATCCCGATTTTGTCAATTTCCCCCGTTTTCGCCTTACGCATTTCTTTACGGATTAGTCCACCAAGTGCTGTCGCTTCAAAAGTCTGTTGAATAAACTTTTGAGCTTGTTCCGGACTTAAAAGCCCAGAAGTAATAGAACCAGTAGTAACAGTTTTCATGATTTGTTGATTCGTTGGCATTTGTTTTCCTCCTCTTTATTAAAGAATTCCTTCTAAATAGTGGCTTTTCTTCACAGGCTCTTGGCTGTCATTCGGATCCGCCTGCTTAGATATACCTCGTGCCTTTTCAACTGTTTCAAGGCGCTTGGTGATTGGATTTAATTTTTCGTCAAGAACTTCCGAGAATTGTTTCATGATGTCATCATCACCAGTGCCAGATGGTTCGTTCCCTTCACTACCATCGTCACCTTCATCCTTTTCGATGTCGTCTAAGCGTTTAGTGATTGGATTCAATTTCTCGTCAAGAAGTTTTTCAATATCCTCTTTTTTCATGTCCTCTTCATCTCCTTTTGGTGGGTTGCCTAGTGCTTTCAAAACGTTATCTTCAATCAAAACTTCTTGTGCGATATCGATAAAATCTTGAAGTGCTTCCCGGATTTTTGTTTCATCCGTTTCCAAGCTACCGTCCCACTCATCCCAATTGAAAATCACGCTGTTTAGTGCATCTTGTGCAGCCCAAAATTCTCTACGTCTACGATCACGTTTGTACTTATCAGCGACCTCACCTTTTTCGATGTCGGATTTACCTGTGAAAAAGTTTTTTAACAAATTAAAAAGCCCCTTTTCCTCATCGATTTCACTCGATTTGGTAGTTGGCTTTTGTTTGTCGTTCTTATTTTCTTTTTCAATAGTTTCGGCTGTTCCGGCCATTGAATAACCGGTGATATCACCCTTTTTAATTTCCTCCCAAACTTCATCGGAAGCCTTGGTAACGAGTACCCAAGAACCTTTTTTGATGGTTTCTCCACCTAACTCAAAGTCTGCAGGAGCGATGTATGATTCCACTACCTCTCCGACACCAGATTCGAAATCGTGTTGCTTATCGATGTTGCGAGCATCTTTCATAAATCCATGCGCTGCCTTTTCGATTTCTTCCGCTTTCATGAAGTCTCCATGAGAATCCTCAACATCCGGCTCGTAAACAATTCCGTATACAAGTTGCTGTTCTTCATCTTCCTTGTTTACGAATAACTTAACTTCTTTTTTGAAGTCCGGCTGTTTATCTGACTTGGTAAAGAAGAATTGTTTTTGATTTGCGCCTTTGTCCACGTATGAAACATGGGTAATATTCGCATTGACTAACTCTCGTGGCATTTATTATTCACCCCCTTTCAAATTACTTCTTGAATTAGGCATCTCTAAATCTGGATTAGTCGGGATTTTTATTTTTATCTCTGGTGACTCTTCAACTTGGCCATCTAAAAGCGAGATCAATTCAGCGATTTCTAATGGTGTCCCCTCAAAGCTTTCGTAATGTTCACCAACAGAACGTGTATATTCCACAAAACCACCTCCTAAAGATATTCTGGATAACACCCGAATACTATCGAATCTGGTTGCTTAAAGTTATATTTCAACACTCTTACCCCCTAATTATTTAGAAGAGTTTTACTTCGACTCCAACTCCGCTAATTCGGATTCTAACCTCTCAATACTTGACCCTATAGACCACCAAAGGAAATCTGAATGGGCTGAGATTTGTGATTTCCTAGCTTGCTCGATCTTTATCTTCAACTCTTGAATTTTTTCGTCTCTCAATTCCGCAGCCATTAAACCACCCTCTAATTATTCATTTCGTTTAAAGCTTCTTGTCTTAACTTTTCCTTTTCTTCTTTCGACAGCCCTATAATTTCTTGGTCAACAACCGGACCGATAACACAACCACAATTTACTCGGTTTTTCGCTGAAAAGTTTGGGTCTCTAGGATACAAACCCGATTCTCCATCAACGTAAAAATAGTCATCAACAGGAATGGTTGTCCCGTTCATGGCCACATGCGTTTCTCTTGGATCTATTTTCTTGGTGCCACTATGTTTCCATTTCTTTTCTTTAACAGCAGGACTTTGCATGAACGATTCCCAGTGCGCCCTGCTGGAAGCCGTTAATATTTCTGTTCTCGCCGTTGCCCTTGCTCTATTTCGGTTGAATTGAGACATTTCTTTCATGCGTAATTCCGCTTCAGCAATGGAATCGCCGTCTTCAATCGCTTGTAATAACTCTCTTTCTAAGGCTTCGTGGGTGTTTAACTGCATTAAATCAGCTAAATCCGTGGACCATTTTTCAATCCAATCGGTAGTTTTCTTAGATAAAATTTGAAAAGGAACATCCTTATCGATGGAATCCATCATAATTTCTGTTAATTGTTCAATGGTTAACTGTAAAAACTCCGATGTTTCCTCTCCGAATTCTTCCGCAAACTCATCCGCTGCAAAAAGGTCATTCGTTAAATACACAAGGAAGGCTTCTAGGGTGTCTTTGTCACTTTTGGATACAAACCCCTTGAACTCATCTAAAAACCATTTACGCTGTGCTCTTAACAATCTAGCGATGGCTTTCTCATATTCTTCTATAATCGATGGTAGTTCATCGAGTCCGGGGAAATCAGGAACATTGTCTTTGATATCCTCCTCATCATCAGCCTTTGCAATAAAATCATTTAAACTCTTAATCAATTTATCTATCTTATGCATTTTCTTGCAGCCCCTCGAGTACATCACGCATATCTTTTAATAGATTGATAAGGTCCGTTTGTTTTTCTTTCGATTTTTGGATATCAATCAAGCCAGCTAACGGATTATTAGCGCTCTGCAACAATACCTGCAACGGAACGTTATATTCATCCGGGAACGCTTCAACCCTTTTTCCGAGGACTTGGCCAAGAAGTTCACGTAAATCATTAGGAGCAACTCCCCCAGCTTGAGTGAATGGATCCAGCACTTTTGCGATCTCTACAGGGTCGTGGAAATCTGCCGCTTTAACAGACAACCTAACGTATTTAAATCCTAACGGTTCGAGGAACAGCGTGTTGAGTGCTCTGGCTAGAGCTTTTCTTTCAGGTTGAAATACTTGTTCTTCAGTAACCTTTCTAGCGGTATCAGCTGTTGCTCTATTAAAGTCCTGGGATTCCCCTGTATAAAGTGGGGGTAGTCTAAATGATGACCTTATTTTCTGTCTTGTTTTCTCGTCATACTCTAAAAAGAGAGCATCCTGTTGTAGGATTTCTGCTAATGACTTAATTTCCACTTTGGCAGGAGTTATTTTTTTATCGCCATTTGTCATTTTTTCCTCTGTTATGCCTTCCGCTTCTAACAAAAGAAATTTATGAGCATTTTCTGTACCTGTTAAATCGTTCATGTAGTCTTGCAATGCTTCATAGGATGTATCGTCAAGCTTCCCGTTTGAAACAGTGATTGCAGCCGGGATATGACGGCCGTTTGTGAAATATGTTAGGTTTAACTCTTCGGCTTTTCTGGCACCATACAAACTAATGAGGTTACCAATCCATCTTGGCTTTCCGTAAGTACCAGAACCAATCTTCATGTGGTAAATCTCGGTTGCTCTTAGATGTTCCGGTGTGCTGTCATCAAATTTCCCTGTGGCAGAATTCATTATTCTCGGATCGCCGTATTCCTTAAAGAAAACTTTCTTATCATCGACCATCTGAACGTATTTTCTGAATCGTTTCCAGCGTGTTACTTTCTTTTCTTGTCCGTTCTCCAATACGGTATATTCAACTTCCTCAGGAACGGTCTTTTTACACACTCTCATGTATTGAGCGTCAGCATATTCAATCCCAACTGGTTGTCCTGTGCCGTCACGAATGATTTCGAGATATCCATTCCCAGTCTTTTCACGATCATCAAGAGCGTATCCTATAATAACTTCGGGTGATTCATCCATATTCAAGTAACGAATGAATTCATCAAGCCTTGTCCATTCCGCTTGTGCTTGCTCTTTGATTTCTTTTTTTACTTCATCCGAATTGATGTCGACCTTGTAATCCGCTTCAATGCCAAATTCAACGATATTCGTCTTATAGGCATCTACGCACTGTTGCAAGATGGAAGAATACTCTCCAATCATCTTCAATTCTTTTAAGTTGTACGGTGGTGCTAATATGTCGCCGTATTGATTGGAAAAGTCATCTTTATATAGCTGTTGAGTGGTTGTCGATACAGATGACTTTATCACTCTTGCTCTTACGGTTGTTTCTGACAAGTTTATCTCCTCCTTCCCTTAGGTCTTTGTCTAGTCGGTCTTGCTTGTTTTTGCGCTTCCTCTTTTAGATCCGCTACCTCATATCCATCAAGTCCATACCATGCAGCACTAAATGTATGAGGGTCAATCCCGAATTCATCCGGAATGATATTGCCTTGCTTATCTTTGGCATAAACAAGATTTTCTAATTCGTGGATAGTGTTCTCGCAAGCATCAGAACAAATGATTTTCTTGAACCGCTTCATTTTCTTAGTGTTTGCCAGTCGTGAACCTTGATATTTATGAGCGCCAACCATGTTAAATTCTTGTTGTCTATAATACTGAATAGTCTTAGGCTCTGCGGAATCAGCGATAATCCTTTCGCCACTCTCCTTAAACTCCTTCAATTCCTCGGCGGTCTTATCGTCTGTCATTCCTTTTTTGTAATATTCCCAATATATATACAAATATTGTTTTTCCATATCGACAGCCATTCTCAGAACGGCATTATAGGAATCGACAAAACCAAAGTCCATACCGACTCGGAATAACGGTTTCTTGATAAGATTAATGGCCTTCATAACTTTTCGGTGTTCCATTGTTTCAAACTGAGGAAGCACTCGAACGCCATTAATACCAAACCGACCTTTTCTTGCAATACGGTAAAGGTCTGGATCATACTCTTTCATTTCTTCCAGCTGTTCAATATAACTCTCCGGAAGGAACAGGTTGTCATCCGCTGTTGAATGGTGATAATAGGTATCACCCACAACCATGGTCCGCTCCTTGTATAACTCTTTATCATCAAGAACATAGCGTTTATTGATTCTATCTTGGAAGAAATGCGTATAAACCCAGTTATCTTCTCCTACTGGGTTTGTCGATAAAATCATATGGAGTTTTAAAGAAGGATGACGTAAACGACCGAGCAACTCTTTAAAACCTTCGTACTTAATTTCCGAGCACTCTTCCAACCAAATGAGCGACACGTTGTTAATGGATTTTAACTTGGCCGGCTTATCCATCCCTTTAAAAATAATCTTGGAACCATTAAAAAACTTTAGTTCATACGGACTTTCTTTTGGTCGTATCTTCCCTCGAGCGATTTTCCTTTTACCGGAATCGTCAAGTAGATCCATATCCTCAATGATTTCGTTAAAAAGAGAGAAGGTACTATCCTTGTGTGTCTCATACACTTCACGAACAACAAGCGCCGTCCGTTTTTCTTGTAATAACTTTAATATGACCTTTAAAGCGACATGATAAGATTTACTCGAACCATACCCACCTACGAGCAGCTGGAACTTTTCATTCCAATCAAATAGGAATTCTTCAAAGTGATCATTGACTTCTTTTTCTACCCGAATAACCGGAGCCCTTTTTAATGCTGGTGCTGCACTCATGAGCTGTCACCTTTTCTTGTGATAACAATTTCAAACGGAGCATCCTCGCTATCGTCTTCTAAGTTATCAACCTCGACTCTAATCCTATCGATTTGGGCTTGTAGTAATTCTTCTTTCAGTGGCTGTTCGCCTCGAGACCTCTCGATATCATGTTTTTGTTTAATGGCTTTGACTAACTGATTACTAATCCTTGTCAACGCCTCTTCGATATTCATGATGTCATCTAATTTACGGTATTGCGTTTCTTCAATTTCGGTAACAACCAGTGCGGATGTTTTTACAGGAACCTTTACTTCGACTCCGTCTTTTTCAACGACATGAATGTCCTTTAAGTCTTTTAACTCCTGAAGCACACGCCTTTCTGGTTCGGTTAACCCATCTTCTAGCTTCTTGATCCGCTTCATCATCCGTCGCTGTCGGATGGATAATTCCCTAATGGTAATGTCGATTTGGTAAAGGGGGTCCGTTTCAATTGCACCAAACAATTCTTTCTCGTCATCATCTAGGTAATCCCACATGATGGTTTCGTACTCCCCGGTAGTGACTGCGTTCTTATTACCCGGTGGCGGCTTGCCCCCTCGGTTACCAGTTGCATTCTTATTTCCTTTAGGCGCTCCGTGTCCCTTGGCGTTTTGGTTACCTTTTGGAGCACCAGAACGATTAGGAGCGCTCCTTTTTGATTTAGGAACGCTCTCTTTCGAATCATTATCCCATTTATCTTGTGATTTCCATTTTCTGATTGTACTTGCAGCAACGCCTAATTTTTTGGCAATATCTACAAGCTTCATTTCTTTTCCACTATCTAACCATATTTTCCTTGCTTCTTCCCGTCTAGGGTCACGTGGTCTAGCCAATCTACATCACCGCCCACCTCCGACACTCCATTGTTTGAGTTCGTTTTTAGAAATCATCTTTTTGTAACTCAATGTCAATCTCGATTAATTTTTTCAAATCGTCCACCGTGCTTATCTTTATTTTCCCGTTTTGGAAGTCTTTCACCCATTGCGCTATACCTGCGTTTATTATTTTTCTGTACTTTTCCTTTGAATCAATAATCCCACTAATAAGGTCCACCTCATGCTCTATCACTAAGTTGTCTATTGGATCATCAGTGGTGCGTCCTTCTTTCTCTTTATCTGACACATAACAACCCTCCAACACTACTGTTCATTCAATAGCACTGGTTCAATACCTGTACTTTCATAGAAACGCTTTTTAATCACGTCACAAAAGACAGGGTCGAGCTCTAAGGTTCGGCATTCTCTGTCTGTTTGCTCACAGGTCATTAAAGTAGAACCGCTACCTCCGAATAAATCAACTACGATATCTTTTTTCTTGCTGCTATTTTTTAAAGGAATAGCAATCAATTCCAATGGCTTTTGTGTAGGGTGAACATACTTATTTACATCCCCACGACTCACTTCCCAAACGGTAGATGCTTCCGGAACATCTTCTAATAGTCCAGCTCTCCATACAGTCGATTGTTTTCTGTCTCCATGCCAAGTAGGCGATTTTCCTTTCTTATAAGCATAGAAAACAGGTTCATGTTGCCATTTATATTGTGACCAACCGAATGATGGATAATTTTTCACCCATATGCATTGAGAACGAACGACTATTCCATGTTTATTCATGGCGTTTTCGAATTCTCTTTGGTATGAGGAACCATGAAATACGTAAATAGCTGCACTATCTTTCATCAGGGTGGCGTAACTACTAAATACGCCATCTAAGAAACTATCAAAATCCTCATCAGACATATCGTCATTCATGATATTTTGTCTGCCTGAATCATTTAATTCCTTAGATTCACTCGTTACTGCCACGTTGTATGGTGGATCCGTAATAACCAGATCCGCTTTATCGTCACCCATTAATTTTTTGATATCCTCTGGTTTAGTGGCATCTCCGCAAACTAATAAGTGACGTCCTAGTTTCCAGACATCACCATAATTCGTTTCTGGTTCTACGATGTTTTCGATTTCCTTTTCTACGTCGAAATCGTCCTCTTCAACAGGCTCATCAATTTCCGTATCAGATGGTAGTCCATCTAACAATTCATTTAATTCATCCTGTTTAAAACCAGTGATTTCAATTCCTAATGGAGAATCAGATAACTCCTGAAGTAATTCTGCTAATTTTTCATCATCCCACTCACCACTTATCTTGTTCAATGCAATGTTCAGCGCTTTTTCTTTATCGATATCCATATCTACAACCGAGACATCGACTTCTTTTACTCCTTCATCGAGCAATATTTTCAAACGCTGATGGCCACCCACGAGATTGCCAGTGCGCTTATTCCACACAAGTGGTTCTACATACCCGAATTCATGTATGGAACGTTTTAATTTTTCATATTCCTCATCGCCCGGTTTGAGGTCTTTCCTCGGATTATAGGGTGCTGGGTTTATCTGTTCTGCGTTTATTTTTTCGATAATCATTTGTACTCACCCCTCTCCTAAATAAGTAAAAAAGCCGCCATTAAGCGACTTTTTCTCGTATATATAGTTATGTATTGTCATGATGTCTAATGGCCGAAAGGCCTATGTATGGGTGACGGTTTTTCCGCTCCGACCCGCCTCCCATTTTTTCATGTTTTTTCTTTTTTTACAAAGAATGTTATTATGCACCGTTCTTAACCTTTGTTCCGTTTGTAACATTTTCAAGTAATTTATCAACGATTGTATTTCTAATTCTGTGAATATGAGTCGAGGACAACCCCATGTGCAAACCTATCCATCTCATACTCTTACCTTCAAGTATCCAATAAAGTACTTCCGACTCACGTTCATCGTCGATTAATTGAATTCTATCTTGAATCCACTTTATTTTTTCCTCATATTGATGAATTTTTTTCCACCTCTTACTCCTTCTAACCACTTCTCTGAATATCGGGTCACTATTGGATCCCTGTGGCTTAGGTAGTGAAGATTCTATTCCGTATTGAGCTGTCATGCCTTCACCAGCGCTCTCGAGTGATTTCCTCATAACTTTTATAGAATTTATCATCCAGCTGTAATCTTTAAGAATGTTTTCTACGTCTTTTTTATTCATCCAAACCACTCCTTTTATTTCTGTCTATACGCTCCGCCTTTTCCTCTTTTGTAAGTTGGCCTGTTCATACCCATGAGTTCCTCGATGTCTCGAGTGGACATATCCTTTCCGCTCCGTTTTCCCTTATTTTGTTTTGATTTACTTTTACCGCTGCCCCTCATGTTTTTCTTTTTCCAATCCCTTAATTGCTTTCTCAACTGTTCCGACATGTCACTTCCCCCTATCCAGAATTCTGATAATCACGTATAGTGGCCAAGTAGCGATGATGAATAACAGAAAAAATATAAATAGCGATTTTTCCTCTCTTGTTGGGTTTTCTGGTTCTTTCTGCAGAAATGCTAAGGCAATCCCGAAATATATATATAAAACTGCAAATTCCAATCTACCCATCTCCTTTCAGCAAATAAAAAAGGACACCAAACGACGCTAATATGCGTCATTCAGTGTCCGTCGGTTCTTCCGTAGGGACTTATTATTTAGTTATTTTTTATTACTGAAACTCCTCAAATATAGCCGATGCAGGATGCAAGCCATGTATCTTTTCCTCGCATTCGCCATATTTCACTAATATATCCTTAAACCTTTTAAAAGGAACTCCTACGGTCATTCTATCAAAATCTCCCGTTACTTCTCTGTGAGCATCCCATTTAGGGAATTTACCTTCAAAGGACACTTCCACGCTCTTGATTCCACTTATCTCTTGACCATCTATATAAAATTTAGGATTGTTGACTTTTATCGACATAAGAAACACCTTTCTCGATTAAATCCATTGCGCAATTTTCGCAAATTAACATATTGTAATCGTTCTTTACTATGGCAAGGCTTATTTTTTCATTATCTTCAAACGGACTAAAACAAAGATGGCACTTCTTATCTTTCTCTTTATAACGTACTTTTCTAAAATCTTTCGTGAAAGGAAACATAGATAAACCGATTTGAGTAATTGTTTTCTTGATTGGTTTTCGATGAATCGTTATTGTATATTCTCCCATATCTTCATCTCCTCCATCATGCATTCAAGGATATATGAACTTTCAATCGTTCATTTTCGCTTTTCAACCTTTTTATTTCTCTTTGTTCACTTGCCAGCTGCATGTCCATATCTTGTAGATCTTCAGCATTTTTTATGGCCCGTTTAGCTTGTCCGACAAGCCACAGATAGTCCTCATACGGAAGCTCTGTGATGTACTCGTAAATTTTGTATGTATGAGCGTTTTCTCTGACTTTTTCCAATCTTTCTTTATCCGTCACTTTTATCATCCTTCATCGGTCCAGCTACATTCATACCCATGACAAAAGAAGTCTCCTAATCCGCCTGAATCAATCGTCACTTTCTTGCTATAATCCGGATGAACTAACGTAATTTGTGTACCTAAGTTTTCCTCAATATAATCATCTGGTATTTCCACACAATCGATAAAGTGCTGCATTGCTTCATGATTATTCATGCTCATTCCCTCTTCGTAATTAACAATTCGATAAGAAGCACCACCGTCATTTTCTTTTACATCCGAGAATATTTCACCAACATCAGAAGGTATTTCGTAAAATTTTATTGCCACCTTTGGACCACCTCACTTAAAGATTCGACATCAAATTTCTACACCTACAGTTTTTAATGCTGCCTTACAAATAGCTAATGAAGGATTATCTGCAACAGCCTCATAAATCACCGAATGACAGGAGTCATTATATTGAAAGATGGCGCAATACTTTTTCTTGTTATCCCCGTCTAACGTGTCATGCAGATGAAACAATTTACTTTCTCTTAGTTTTTCTACCACCAACCATGCACCTTCTATATTGGTACTAAACTTTGGTAAATCAGGATGAATTGTTCCTATTGGTGGAGCAACCCACATTGGTTTTAAAACTGACGTTACAGGTGGTTTAATCCAACCCAATACCTTCTCTGCTACCAACTTATCTATATCTCTGTCCAACTTGCCACCTCCCTCACTTTTTCCTTCACAAAATCAAAATATTTTGGATCGAAACTCATAATCATTAATTCATTAATTACCTGGTCGATAGATTCTTCTGGATATTCATGTTCTATGATGATTTTTCCGCTATCTTTAGAAACTACTTTCAACAGGACTCTACTCAATGCACCAGCTCCTCAGTGAAGCTAACTTATTCGATATTTTTCCTTCAGAACATTAACTTCATTTGTTATTTTGTTTAATAAGCGTTGTTCCTCTTTTATTTCTTTTTCTGTGGCGTTGGGTCTGGTGATGTAATGCTGTAATGAGTGTTTAATAATTTGTAATTCCTTATATTTCAAGTCCATCATCCTCCGCAGTAATGACACATTATTTCTGATACGTGGAATAAGTTATTTCAACATTTCTTACATATTTAAAATCTTCACCACAAGTACCGCAATACGTTTCTTCCTCTCCGCCATCCCCCGGAAGCTCCCAACTATCCGTCTGTTCAGATCCGCAATAAGGGCAAACGGCTTCCCTTTCGTATTCAAATTCCGTTCCTTTTTCCAAAACATTTATTTCCTGAACGAAAACTGATTTTTTCTTATCATTTATTACGCTAACTACATATGTTTTTCCGTTAAAAATCATCTTTTCATAAACATCAGGACGATCGTTTACGTTTCCTAAATGAGTCGCATCCGCTACTTCTCCACTCATTATGAAATTGTGTATGTTTCGATCTTTATAACCAGTGTAAATTGAATACATTTTTTTACCTCACTTCTAAACTTAGTTTTATTCTGCTTGCTGTTCCGATTTCTATCGGCTCTTGCTTATCTCGGTGATCAATTACTAGTTTTCTAGCTTCAAACCATGAACATTTATGGTGGTTTTGAACTGCTTTTACATAATTAGCCCATTGACTTTGCACTTCTCTAAACGCCTTTGACTTCACACTCTTGTTTGATTCCAAGGGAGAAAGAACATCCCTTGGAATAATGATTTCCATTACTTCCTCTTCTGGAAACAAGTTTAGTTGGTCCATTTTTACACTCCTTATTTAAGAATAATAGCCTCTTTACTCAAGTTGCTAATATCCCATATGGTCTCCAACGGGATTTCCTGTTGTTGAACAATCCCTTCCCGAGTGAACAAGACTTGATTTCCTTCATCCACAAATTGGTTAGATTCGAATTCAAACAGCTGGTATCCATTTTGCATCAATTCGAATGCATCTAAGTTACTAAACCAGTGCTGCATCATTTCCTTGCTACCGCATCCGCTAAACCATTTGAGACCACCTTTGGAATAACGCTCATGAAATTCCATCGGCAAATGTTTCATCTTCCCATCCGTTAATTTCTTTATGAACGGATCCAATGTTCCGTCAATCCGGTACCACATTCCGTGATGGGTTTCTTTATTTTCAATTCGATATATTTTCAAGTCTATCTCTCCTCATTTTGAACATTCCGTTATTTCATTAGTGACTGGAACCATTACTTTCCCAGACATTACATAGGTTGTTTGATATTCTCCCGCACCTTCTATTTGACCGCCCTTATCCCGGCAATCGTTATGTTCTACTACGACCACGTAAATGTATAAAGCTATTAATCCGACCGTAATTGCAATAAGGGTGAAAATGAATGCAGCTTCCAAAAAGTCGCTTATATGACCATTCATTTCATATCACCTCTTGACCTTCTAATCTGACTCGTTGGCTTCTGTCTATATCGAGTACTTGGCCATTCTTCCAGACAATCAAATCTTGTCCAAACTGCTTTGCTGTAACCTTGGTAAGTTGCCCTTCTTTTACGACATACACTGCATTTTCCATAAGATCTATTTCTGCTGTCATCTTTATATTTTCTTTCACCGGAACCCCTCCCGTATGGTAATATTGCTATAGGATGGCTGGAAGAAATTCCGGCTTTTTTTAATTCCCTTTTAAAATACCTTCGCAAATATTGATTCGTTCCTGCAATACCAAGAGTTCTCTTCCTGTTGCACTCTTTAGTTTCTCTTTCAAAACTGGCAATTTATTTTTTAATCTCTTATTAAGCTCCTCATCTGTAACTACTCGCATCGTTATTTCTCCTTTTGTTCATCTCTTGGATTTGTTCATATTTTTCCTTTCCTAATTCATTTAACTGAACTTCATGCGTTGCAAGTGTCACAGTTCCTCCGTAAGCTTGAATAATGAACCCGTGCTTCTCGGCCAACTTTAAGACTTCTGACCAATGTTTATCTTGGTTCATTTCGCATCATCCTTCACAAACCTTCTAGCAAACCGCAGTTGCTGCTCAATGTATGGATCATCTTCATTTCCACCACTTGCCAACCAATCACCAATTCTTTGATTTATATCCGTAAGTACCAGTAAAGGAAGTTTGCTGGCTATTCGATTAATTTCCTGTAAAGGACTCACTCTGCATCACCCTCACATTCCTCGCACAATCTCGGATAACCTGTAACCTCTCCATCGATTACATCACCACACTGGCACAGCAACCCTTCCAGAATCATTTCCGCAGCTTCGCCCATTAGAATTCCACCTCTACTCTAATTTTCATTGGAATTTCCTGTGATACATAGAATTCACGAACTCCCTTTGTTGCTAAATCGGAGACAAATACACGAGCCTCTTCTAACGTTTCAAATTTGCAAAGATTATAGCCGATGACGGCCGCTTTATAGTGAACTAAATACATGTGAATTTCCTCCCATTTTCTAATATCCGTTTGATTGCCTATCATGATTGATTTTATTTTTGTTCAAATAGGCTTGTTCAATCTGTTCTAACGAAAAACCAAAACCATTAATACCAATGTTTAAAAACAATATCCATGCTGTTCTGAACCAATATTGCTTCATTGGAAAACCAAAATGCTTTTTAAATTTATTACTTTTCTCTTCATCAGGATTTTCGAAATATGATTTGTTGATGAAATATGTCATTTCCAAGAACCACTCTGTCAGATTTCCGTCAAATTCATCCGGATCTAACTGCTCTTCATAAATCCGGAGAGCATCTTCCCACTTTTTCAGGATTGCCACTTGTAAGAACATGTGAACTACATCAACGTATTCTTCAAGTAGTGGTTTCTCTTGAATGCCTGTCCCTCCACAATACATGCATTCTTCAAAGGGTTCTGTTGCCACCTGATATTCATCAGTGTGAATAAAACCCCCTTCACCATTACAAGCGTGACATTTAATTTCTGTCCTCGGCTCCTGATCATGGCTCCAATATTTAAACCAACGCCCCTCATTAGCAAATTCGGACATTTCAACCTGCAAAGAAAGGAATGTGTCTGCAACTAAATTTTTATCTTCCAATCCTTTATCGTTGATAATGTGTTCAAGTAATTCATGCTGCATATTTAAAAGTTTTTCTAAATTCACCTGATACACTCCTTAGTTACTTTCTCTTTTTCGTTCTCCGATTTTGTTATATATATCAGCCATTATTAATCCTGTTCTGGTTATTTCTGGATTGTTAGAAATTAAATCGTTTTGATTTAATCTGGCCAACTGTTTTCTGCTAATCAATTCTAAGTTTTCAATCGTGATGTTAGTTTTGTCTCCATCTAGAAATAACAAGCAATATCCTTCTGGAATAGGTCCGTTTGCTTCCTCCCATACAACGTTGTGTTTCAATCTCCAGCGTTTATGCCAAGGACCATCATCCCTTACCTTGATTATTAAATAACCGTCCCGGTCGATACGCTCTGTACCAACAGGTTTATAATTATGGGCTTTTTGACCTCTCTTAAACGATGTCCGATTTATTTGACCCGGATATTTTTTGCCTTTATTAGAAGGTTCATGACCTTTGCGGAACTGAGCGTTTACCCCAGTTTTAATCTCGTGATTGTCCATATACGTTTTTATTTGGCTTCTCTTCAAATCCAAACCAAATTCTTTATTTATTAGATCAGTTATTTCATAAGTTGTTCTTCCTTTAGCATTTTCACGAAGAAACTTATCCTGTTCTTCCGTTAGAAGTCTTTTAGGTTTTGTCCTTCTTTTCAAAAGAACATTGCTTCTAATTTTGTGGTTTGATTTTAGGCTTTTAATCTTGCTTTCGGTAACATTGGTTCCAAACTTTTTATTAAACAGCTCTGCTATTTCATTGTTATATCTACCTGGGGCAATTTTACGAACAAAATCAATCTCCTCATCCGTGTATTTATACCTGCGATTCATTGACTAACCTCCCTTGTACGCATATCGAGTTCCGCAATTCGGTGCGATGTGACGTTCAATTCGGGGTTGTTATATTCTCTACCACTGCGCACAACAGATGTCATTGCTTCACGAGTGGTTAGAAACAGGTTATCCAGAGTACAATTTTCTTTGTTGCCATCTTTAAACCGTAAGACTTTATTATCTGGGATTGATCCGTAAGCTTGTTCCCAAATATAATGATGTTTCTTTCTCCATACGTTGGGTTGATCTACCTTTATCCATAAAATACCTTCATGGATAGATTCACTCCCTACCGGTTTTTGCTGAGGGTGTGGGTCACCTTTTTTAAACCAACTCGCTTCACCGCCCAACTGCAAACCTTTCTTATTTTTGTTCCAAGGTTTATGTCCTTCTTGAAATCGTGTGTTATAACCTTGCATTCGATTTTTAATGTCTTGGCGATACATAATTCCTTTAATAGATTTGAACGTTACTTGCAGGTTGAATTTTTCATTAAACGCTTCTTGTATATCTTCAACAGGTAAACCAACTGCAATTGATTTGATATAATCGATTTGTTCTGCAGTGTACCGATGCTTACGAGTCACTCTTTACCACCCTCGAGCATTCGAGGCAGTTTCTTATCCGCATTCATTCGATCGTCCACAAACTTTTGACCTTCTAAAACTAACGCAGCAGTCTCTGTGATATTTTTTGCAATTCCCATTACAGCTTTCGAACGACCTATTTCTTCCTTCAGCTTATCCCCCTTCAAATCTTCATCGTTTAACCTTTCTAACTGCGCAAACAAATGATTGTTTAAATCTCCAAGTGTGTTTTTCATTCCTTTTCATCCTTTCCGCCGATATTCGATATCCCCCATGCAATAATGTATATCCAAAGGGTTGTCCACCATGGATGCGCAAATAGTAATTCCATGCAATCACCTACTCGTTATCAAAATACTGTTCTCCAAGTTGCTTTTTAACTTTTTGGAATGTTTTATTCCCGATCCCCGGGGCGTCTTTTAATTTGCTAAGTTTAGCAGCAAAGAATTTAATCGCTTGGATTCTCCCAAACTCTGCACCATTTTGAAATCCATCGTTGTAACCTTCCTCATACTTTTTCTTAAATACCGGGTTCTTGGCCACAAAAACCACCCCTGATTTAACTTGTTATCTTCCAACCGTCTCTTAATCGAGCATTAATTTCATGCTTTTGAAGGTATTCATAAAGCCAGACCTTATCTCGCCCCTCTTTTCTAAATAATAGATAATGGCCAGCTCTCCTTTTTTGCTTCTTTCTTTTCATATCCCCACCTCTTTACTAAGGGCTCCGAGGGATGGAGCCCCTATTTAATTAAGCAATAACAACAATTTTTTTATCGGAAATCTCTTGCGCAAGCTCCTTATGCAGGTACTCTTTGATGTTTTGCATTGCATCCAGTTTCCATTTCCCACCATCAGCTTCAAATAGGGCGCATTTCGGTCCGTTTTGCATTCGGAATACAAAATTACTTTCCGGTTGATCCACTTCAACAAAAGTTCGATAAGGTTTTAAAAGTACCGGGTTTGGAACTTCAACACTTCCAACTTGAGCAACTCCTACCTTTGCAGTAACCGATTGACTCACACCATTATCACCAAACGTTTTTACGTCTTCCTCACGAATATTTCCGACAACCCGTAGAACTATATACCTGTCCTCGTTTTGTACAAATGCTGACTGCAGCTTAATGTTAAACGTTTCTGGATCATACCAGTCTTCAAAATAGAATTGTGGCAACAAAGCATTTGCTTTTACTAGGTATTCTCTGTTTCTATCAGTGTTCAACTGCAAGAAGGCTGTAACCTCCGTTGGTGATTCAACATGAACCATTATCCTTTCGTCGCCATCGAATTCTGATTTTAGATATTCAATTAATCCTGAAAGGCTACGAACACTTAACTTAGCTGCAATTGGTTCTTCTAGAAGGTGAACTTGTTGTG